TGGTATAACAACAGGAAAAGCTATTGCAATGGCAATGATTTTCGGATAAAAAACAAATATAGGAATAAAAAATTATGGCAAACCCAAATATAGTAGCAGTAACAAATATTCTAGGCGGTAACCTTGGTTGGAATTTAACAGCTACGGCAACTACTACTTTAGTAACAGTAGGTGCAGAAAAAATTTTAAAAATAAACAGAATCACAGTAGCAAATGTTGATGGTTCATCAGCCGCAGACGTTAGTTTATACGCTGATGGTTTAACAACAGCCGGCGCAGCAGGACTATCCGCAACAGGAGCAAGTGCAACAGTATACATCGCAAAAACAATATCAGTTCCAGCTGACGCAACGTTAGTTTTATCTGATACACCTATCTATTTAATGGAAGGTGATATATTAAAAGGTGGAGCTAGTGCAGCGAGTGATTTAGATTTATTTATTTCATACGAAGTATTAGACGACGCATAGGAAGGTAATTATCTATGGCAAATGGCGGAGTAATAGGAGTTATTAACACAGTGAATGCAGGTGGACCTGCAACTCAATGCGCAAGAGTTTCAACAGTTACCGCATCAGGATGTTTTCAAACTTTAGAACATACAACTACACTTGCAGCTAATTTAATTGCTGGGGGTGCTGGTGGCGCACAACGTTATGGAGGCGGTGGTGGAGCAGGTGGATTTTTAGAAGTACCTGCAATTCCCGTTGCAGGATTAACATGTTACGCTGTAGTAATAGGTGCCGCTGGAGCAGGTGGTCCAATTACTGGTACACCAGGACAAACCGGTAACGATGGTTCCCCTGGACAAGTTTCAACATTAGAAGGCAGTTCAGCAACCGGTGGTGGTGGTGGCGGCGCTCTTTGTATGGCTACACCCTCAGGACCAGGAAGAAATGGACTTGTTGGAGGATCCGGTGGTGGCGGCGGAGCTGGCGGTTCTATTCCTAGTGCATCAGGAGGTGCAGGAGGAGCTGGTACAGCATGTCAAGGAAATATTGGTGGTATAGGAATTCAAGTCCCTAATACATGTTCATACGCAGGTGGTGGCGGTGGAGCTGGTGGTGCTGCTTCCGGCAAGACTGGTGGTGCTGGAAAAGCTTCCCCTTTCAATTCTGTAGTTTATGCTGGTGGTGGTGGCGGATGGTATTATGCTAATGGTGGAGCTGGTGGTACAGGAGGTGGTGGACTGGGTGGTAGTGCTGCTCCAAGACATCCTGCTAATAATGCAACAGGTTATGGATCTGGTGGCGGCGGAGGACAAGATTGTACGGCTGGAAGTATTGGTGGTAATGGTTCAGATGGTATTGTAGTTATTAACGAAGTAGCTGTTGGTTATACAACACCGGCAACTGCACCTGGTGTATGGCAAATGAGCACTGTATATGATTTTATTAAAGGATGTAATTGGGTATAATATGGCACATTTCGCAGAATTAGATAATGACAATATAGTAACAAGAGTCTTCGTTGTTAAGGACGATGTTGCAACAGCAGCAGGTCCTTTAGGAGAAAATCCTATGCATGTTGATGGAGAAACATGGTGTGTTAATTTTTTTGGAACACCTAATTGGAAACAAACTTCTAAAGATCATTCTTTTAGAAAACAATATGCAGGAATAGGTTATACTTATGACGCTGCAAAAGATAAATTTATTACCCCACAACCCTTTCCTTCATGGTCATTAGATTCTAATGATGAGTGGGATCCCCCTGTAACTCATCCAACAGTGAAAACATATCCTAATTCAAAAGCTGGACAAGATATTCTAGACGATAATGGACAAGTTGTAGGTACTCAACCTGACGGCAATCTTTATCTTATTTATTGGGATGAAGCAGGTCAAAAATGGAAAGCAAAAGATGTAGAAGACCCACAAACTACTTTTAATTGGGATGTACCGACATTAGCGTGGGTAGCTGAATAGAGATAAAAATTTGCTGATGGTCTAAACAGTATTCAATGACTAAGAAAGTATTAGCTCCTCAAGACTGGAATCACATCAATTCTTCATTAAAAAATAACGAAATAATTATAGTTGATAATTTCTTCACTCAGGAAGTGTTGTCTATTTTAAAAATAAGAATATTGTATGCAAAATACTTTGATCAGGATTACGGAAAAGATAGATATAGGGCTATCGACTACGGGCCAGACGAGGATTATATAACAAATTTAATTCAAAAAGAACTTCACGAAAACGTAGAGGGGTTACCAGAGTTTCAAAGAGCATGGAGTTTTGTCTATAATAATGAAAGTACAGGAGCCAAACTACATTCTGATCCTTCTAAATTTAATGTAAATGTGTGGGTGTCCGATGATGAATCAGTAAAAAATAAATCTTCTAATGGTTTATGTGTTTATGAGGTTACTCCCCCTGCTAGCATGGGTAGAAACATCTGGAATGGAAGTCCGGAAAAAGTTAAAGAATACATAGGCTCTCTGGGTATTCAACCGGTAAAAATAGCTTATAAAAGTAATAGAGCCGTAATTTTTAATGGAGCTTATTTTCATAAATCAGATAATGTTTCTATGAAAGAAGGTATGGAAAATAGAAGGGTGAGCTATACAATGTTGTTCGGTTCATGGGTGTAGATCAAGTCTTTACTTTCATATTTTTTTAAGTTATATATACTATATAAAGACATATGAACTTAACAAATCAATATTGGTTTTTTCAATCTGCAGTTCCTCCTAGGATCTGTGATGAGATTATAAGATATGCAACTTCCATTAAAGATCAAATGGCAATTACCGGGGGCACTCCAGAAAAATTAAACCTAAAACAAATTAAAGATTTAAAAAAGAAAAGAGATTCAAATGTGGTTTGGTTAAATGATCGTTGGATATATAACGAAATTCATCCTTATGTTAATAAAGCAAATGCTAGTGCCGGTTGGAATTTTCAATGGAACCAGAGTGAGTCTTGCCAATTTACAAAATATAATAAAGGACAATATTATGATTGGCATTGTGATGGATGGGATAAACCTTATCAAAAAAAAGAAGGAGATCCTTCTAATGGAAAAATTAGAAAACTTTCTGTTACTTTATCCTTATGCGATGGTAAGGATTATAAAGGTGGAGATTTTGAAGTAGATTTTAGAAATCAGGATCCTGATAAGAAAGCAAATACCAAAGTTGTAAAAGAAATTAGACCCAAAGGTTCTTTAGTTATTTTCCCCTCTGATTTATGGCATAGAGTTCGTCCCGTTGAAAAAGGAACCCGATATAGTTTAGTCATATGGAATTTAGGATGGCCTTTTAAATGAACAAAGAAGAATTAGATAAGCTATCCTGCGGAAGTGCTGAAGCATTTCCTAAACAATTAACTAGAGACGACTTTTTTAAGTGCCCGGTATGGTCTGCAGATGCTCCTCAATTTGTTAATGATTTAAATAAAGCTTCAGATGAATATATTGAAATATCAAAGAAAAATTCAAAAGAAAATATTGATAAAAGGAATAAAAAATTCGGTGATAAAGGAGATAGAAATGAAATTTATCACTCCACTTCTTTGATTGGGGATCTTAGTTTTAGACAATTACAAGAGTATATTGGAGCTACAGCTCATAATCTATTAATTGAAATGGGTTTTGATTTAACTAATTATAAAGTTTTCACCACAGAAATGTGGGTACAGGAATTTGCAAAAGCTGGAGGAGGACACCATACTTTGCACACTCACTGGAATGGACATATGTCCGGATTTTATTTTTTAAAAGCAAGTGAGAAAACATCCCGGCCCCTATTTGAAGATCCAAGAGCAGGAAACCTGATGAATCTTTTACCTCAAAAAGATGTAACCAAAATGACTTATGCTAGTCACCAGTTTAATTATGACATAAAACCTGGAAAACTGATATTCTTTCCATCTTATTTGCCACATCAATATCTAGTAGATATGGGTTATGAACCATTTAGATTTATACATTGGAATTGTCAAGCCATACCAAAAGGAGTATTAAGTGTCGTTCACAAAAAATAAAGTAGTTAATATTATTAAACTTAAGGATATTGATCCTGTTCAATCGGCTTATATTCATGCAACGCTAGGCCAACATCCTAAGAAACGTAATCCGGATTTTGTTGAAACTCTCATCAATCATAAATTGGAGAAAAGAAAAAATGTCATTCAAAAGAAATAAATATAAAATCTTAAGAGGGGCTATATCAAAAGAGCTCGCCTCGTTTGTCTACTCTTATTTTTTAAAGAAAAGAGAGGTGGCTCGGTTTTTATTTGATCAAAGATATATATCCCCTTTTACAGAGTATTTAGGAACATGGAATGATCCGCAGGTTCCGAACACCTATTCTCATTATTCAGACACAGCAATGGAAACATTGTTAGAAGTTTTAAGAGCAAAGATGGAAAAAGAAACCAACTATAAGTTAAATGAAACTTATTCTTATGCAAGGATTTATAAAACAGGAGATGTTCTTCATCGACATAAAGATAGATACTCATGTGAAGTCTCTACGACTCTTCATTTAGGAGGAGATCCATGGCCTATTTATCTAGATCCTACCGGTAAAAAAGGTCAAGCAGGAATACCCGTGGACCTTGAACCAGGAGATATGTTAATTTATTCAGGTTGTGAATTAGAACATTGGAGAGAACCTTTTGAAGGCAAAGATTGTGCACAAGTATTTTTACATTATAATAATGCTAAAGCAAAATCCGCTAAAGAAAACAAATTTGATAAGCGTCCTATGCTAGGTTTACCTAGTTATTATAAAGGCTTTACAGTACCTAAAAAATAATATAT